ACGCTGGGACAATATGTCAGGTAGCCAACAGTTACAAGTGGCTACAGCTATTGTCCGCAAACTTAAGCCGGAATGCGGGTTTGTCTTAATCGATAAGCTGGAACAAATGGATCAGCTGACTCTACAAGAATTTGGCGCCTGGCTTGAACAAGAAGGCTTACAAGCAATTGCAACCAGAGTATCGACGGGTGATGAATGTAGCATCCTGATAACCGATGGTTACTCGGAAGTAAATCCTAATTATAGTAAAAATAATACACCTGCAACATGGAAGGGTGGTTTTTGATGGGACAATTTATTGACCTAAAAAATAAAAAGTTTGGCAAATTAACTGTCATAGAAAGAGCTCCTGCTAGTAATGAAAAAGAGGCTATGTGGAAATGCCAATGTGATTGCGGGAATATAGTTGTGACACGAGGTTCATCATTACGTTGTGGTGCTTCAAAAACCTGTGGATGCTCTCGTATTGAATGGTCTCAAACTGGCAATGCAAAAAGGACACATGGTTCTACCGGTGAACGTTTATATCGTGTTTGGGTAGGAATGCGTCAAAGATGCTATTTAAAAATTCACAACAGATACCAGAGATATGGTGGCCGAGGTATTAGAGTCTGTCCTGAATGGGAAGATTATACTATTTTCAAAACATGGGCAATGTCTAATGGCTATAATCCTAACGCAAAAAGAGGAGTTTGCACTATCGACCGTATAGATGTTAACGGCAACTATGAACCATCTAATTGTAGATGGGTGGATGCTAAAATTCAAGCACAAAATAAGGAGAAAAACTAAATGCAAATCACAAGAGGAAAACGGGCACGAGCTCAAAAGGTAGTTATCTACGGCCCTGAAGGGATTGGCAAGTCCACGTTTGCAGCTGAATTTCCGAATCCAGTCTTCATTGATACAGAAGGCTCTACAGATAACATGGATGTGGCGCGGTTAGACAAGCCGACCAGCTGGACTATGCTTAACAATGAGATTGCCTTTATCAAGGCTAATCCGACTGAGTGTGGGACGCTCGTTATCGACACAATTGACTGGGCAGAATCTATGGCGGTTAATCATGTATGCTCTCAACACGGCAAACAAGGGATCGAAGATTTCGGCTGGGGCAAAGGCTATACCTATGTCCAAGAAGAAATGGGGCGTTTCCTAAACAGTTTATCCGACTTGGTAGATATGGGTATCAATGTGGTATTGACTGCACACGCTCAAATCAAGAAGTTTGAACAACCAGACGAGATGGGGTCATACGACCGTTACGAGTTGAAACTCGGCCAAAAAACAGGTTCTAAAACAGCTCCGCTAGTCAAAGAATGGGCGGACATGGTCCTGTTTGCCAACTACAAAACCTTGGTCATGACGACTGATAACGGCAAGAAAAAAGCCCAAGGCGGTGAGCGTGTCATGTACACCAATCATAGGCCTGCATGGGACGCGAAGAACCGACATGGATTGCCAGATGAATTGCCATTTAATTATAGCGGTGTAGCTCATATCTTTGCAAGCCAGCAAGTGCAGGCTCCACAGCAAACCACACCAACGTCACAGCCGACGCAAACGGAATTGCCAATTGACATGTCGCAAGTGGCATCTAAACCGCAAAATAGCGCCCCTGAAGAGACACAGGCTCAAATTGAGCCGACACAACCAATACAATATGATTCTAACTTGCCAACCAGTCTGACAGACCTTATGAAGCAGGAAAGTGTAACGGAAGAAGAGCTTCAAAAAGTTGCTTATATCCGCGGTCACTTCCCATTAGGGACGCCAATCGAAAACTTCCCTGCTGATTACTGGGAAATGATTGTAGCGCACTGGAAAGAAACTCTAGAAGTTATCAAGAATCAAGTACGCACTGAACCAGAATTGCCCTTTACAGTGTAAGTTCTGGGAATTGGAAATCATAGCAAAATACAACAAAAATTTTTAGAAAAAAGAGGAAAACACAATGACACAACAATACAATAACTTTGATCACGAAATCGAATGGGAAGGTACAATTCAAAAGGATTCTGAATTTATCTTATTACCTGACGGACTTTACTACTTTACTGTCCTTGGTTTAGAACGAACACGTCACATGCCGAATCCACAAAATCCAGGAAAATTGCCAGCATGTAACAAAGCTATTGTCAGCATTAAGATTGTTGCTAACGAAGGCGAGACCGAACTGCGTCACAACCTATTCTTGCACAGCTCAACCGAAGGGATGCTATCTGCTTTCTTTGCAGCGATCGGCCAAAAGAAAAAAGGTGAACCTCTCAAGATGGATTGGAACACTATCATTGGTAAAACAGGCGTGTGCAAGGTCGGACATCGTGAATATAACGGTCGTCCCTACAACGAAATCAAGTCCATGCTCTATCCCGAAGACGTTGATTTTGCAAAAGTGTTGAATCAACAACCAGGGCAAGTAATGCAACCAGCATATCAACAACCACAGCAACCGAACTTTGCACAACAACCACAAGCTGGATACCAAGCCGGCCAATTCTAGGAGGTAAGGGATGCAATTAAGACCTTATCAACAGGAAGCACGAGAAGCTGTTCAAGCTGAATGGGCTAAAGGTCGCAAGCGCACGCTCTTAGTATTGCCAACAGGATGCGGAAAGACGATTGTCTTTTCCAAAATCATTGAAGACCAAGTGAAAGAGGGCAAGCGGGTGCTTGTCCTTGCTCATAGGTCCGAATTGCTAGAGCAGGCGAGCGATAAGCTCAAGACTGCTACAGGGCTTGGCACAGCTTTAGAAAAAGCAGAAAATACCTCTATCGGTTCCTGGTATAGAGTAGTCGTCGGATCTGTCCAGACTATGCAAAGAGAGAAACGACTGAGTCAATTTCCTCCAAATTGGTTCGATACGATTGTAGTAGATGAAGCCCATCACGCTATTTCAGATGGTTATCAGCGTGTGCTTGGTTATTTTGAACAGTCGAACGTCCTTGGGGTAACAGCAACACCCGATCGAGGAGATATGAAGAACCTTGGCTCTTACTTCGAGAGCTTGGCTTACGAGTATTCACTGGTCCAAGCTATTAAAGAGGGCTATCTATCGAAAATAAAGGCGTTGACAATCCCGCTCAGCTTAGACTTGTCAAATGTCAGTATGTCAGCGGGCGACTTCAAAGCCAGTGACGTGGGGACTGCACTAGACCCGTATCTGGAACAGATAGCAGATGAAATGGTCAAGCAATGTGCTGACCGCAAAACAGTCGTATTCTTGCCATTAGTAAAGACCTCGCAGAAGTTTCGCGATATCCTAAATGCAAAAGGGTTTCGCGCTGCAGAGGTCAATGGTGAGTCCAAGGATCGTGCAGAAGTCCTAGAAGACTTCGAGAATGACCGTTACAACGTGCTTTGTAATTCAATGTTACTGACTGAGGGCTGGGATTGCCCATCAGTAGACTGTGTTGTAGTGCTAAGACCTACCAAGGTACGTGCCTTGTATAGCCAGATGGTCGGGCGTGGGACTCGCTTGCATCCAGGGAAGGAAGAACTGCTCTTACTAGATTTCCTCTGGCATACAGAACGCCACGAGCTATGCCGACCAGCTCACCTTATCTGTGAAACTCCAGAAGTCGCTCAGAAAATGGTCGAGAATATGGAAGAAGAAACAGGTGTTATGCTTGATCTTGAAGACATGGAAGTGAAGGCAGCAGAAGACGTGGTCGCACAGCGTGAAGAGGCTTTGGCAAAACAGCTGGAAGAAATGCGCAAGCGTAAGCGTAAGTTAGTTGATCCGTTGCAATTTGAAATGTCTATCCACGCTGAAGACTTATCGAATTACGTACCTAACTTCGGATGGGAGCAAGCGCCTGCAAGCGATAAGCAGTTGAAAGCTCTCGAGAAATACGGCATCTTTACTGACGAAATAGGAAATGCTGGAAAGGCTAATCTCTTGCTAGATAGACTACACAAGCGACAATCAGAAGGCTTGACGACACCGAAGCAAATTCGATTCTTAGAAGGTCGAGGTTTCAAAAATGTTGGCATGTGGCAATTTGATCACGCTAGAAATATGATTGATCGCATTGCTGCAAACGGCTGGAGATTACCAGCAGGCGTGAGACCTGCTGAATATTTACCGAGGTGATGTATGAAATTTTTAGATTTATTTGCTGGCATAGGTGGATTCCGTCTTGGGATGGAATCCGCTGGTCACGAATGTATTGGTTTTTGCGAAATAGACAAATTTGCTCGCAAATCCTACAAAGCTATACATGATACAGAAGGAGAAATTGAATTACATGACATTACAGAAGTATCAGATGACACTATTCGAGGGATCGGACATGTTGATGTCATCTGTGGAGGATTTCCGTGTCAAGCTTTCAGCATTGCAGGAGCAAGACGAGGATTTGAAGATACAAGAGGAACTCTCTTCTTTGAAATCGCAAGGTTCGCATCTATTCTCAAACCTCGCTTGTTGTTCCTTGAAAACGTCAAAGGACTCCTCAACCACGACAGAGGGAATACCTTTGAGGTCATCCTCTCAGCGCTGGATGAACTGGGGTATGATGTGGAATGGCAAGTGCTTAACAGCAAAAATTTTGGAGTCCCCCAAAATCGGGAACGTGTGTTCATTATCGGACATCTTAGAGAAGGAAGTGGACGAAAAGTATTTCCTCTCAGTGGAGAAAGTCAGTCAACTAGTAGTCAATCAGCAATAAAAATCGGAAATGTTAATCCGTCTGGTAATGGCATGAATGGCGAAGTCTATCGGGCTGATGGTCTAGCTCCCACACTTACAACAAATAAGGGAGAGGGGCAGAAAATAGCGGTAAAAAGCAATGCTATAAAACAATTTGGAGTATTACAACCCAATTTTAATCAATGTGGAGCGGTTTACGAAACAGACGGCATCGCACCAACTATCAGAGCCTATCAAGGTGGAGGACTTGAACCTAAAATCAGAGTCAAAGAAGCAACATCGCAAGGATATGCTGAAGCACAAATTTGGGATAGCGTGAACTTATCTCATCCAAACTCTAAAACTCGTAGAGGTAGAGTTGGCAAACAGATAGCAAATACTCTTTTGACTGGAGAAAGTCAAGGAGTGGTTGAGCCTGATTTCAGAATCAGAAAGCTAACGCCTCGAGAATGTTGGAGACTACAAGGCTTTCCAGATTGGGCTTTTGACAAGGCGCAAGAGGTGAACTCTAACAGCCAACTATACAAGCAAGCAGGAAACAGCGTGACAGTCAATGTGATTGCTGCTATTGCAAAGGAATTGAAATAAAAGGAGGAAATAAGTGGCAGAGAATGATTTTAATTTGTTGCCGTTGCTGGATTACATCAATCCTGCCACGGTAGACTACCAGACTTGGGTAAATGTAGGCATGGCCTTGAAGCACGAAGGATATACGGCATCTGACTGGGACAATTGGTCGCAAAACGACAGCCGATACAAGAAATTCGAATGCTTCAAAAAATGGGATACCTTCAACGAAGAAGCAGGAACTATCGTGACGGGTGCCACCATTACACAGCTTGCTAAAGAAAACGGTTGGGTGTCACAATCCAACTACGGCAGCGAGAATGCGCACGAGTTGGGATGGACAGACACAATCGACCGTGATTATCGCGTAATTGACAAGGACTGGATCGAAGGTAAGGAAATCCACGAGCCGACCGTCTGGAATCCAGTGCAGGAAATTATCAAATACCTTGAAACACTATTTGAAGCTAGCGAGAATGTTGGGTATGTGACCGAGTGTTATCCGAAAACAGATGACGAGACTGGCGAGATTGTCAAATGGTTGCCAACTAAAGGGGCTTATGACCGTACTGCGGGGCAATTGATTGAAGCTCTTAGCAAATGTAATGGTGATATTGGTTTAGTTCTAGGTGACTATCACGAAGAGGCGGGCGCATGGATCAGATTCAATCCCATGGACGGAAAAGGCGCTAAAAATGAAAATGTGACAGATTTTCGCTATGCGCTGGTTGAATCGGACAGCATGCCAATTGACAAGCAGAACGCTATCTATAAAGAGCTTGAATTGCCGATTGCAGCCCTAGTCCACAGTGGGAACAAGTCGTTACATGCCATCGTCAAAGTTGATGCTAAGAATTATGAAGAGTATCGAAACCGCGTTGACTATCTTTATAAAATCTGTCAGAAAAACGGGATTATCGTCGATACGCAGAATCGAAACCCGAGCAGACTATCGCGCATGCCTGGATTTGTTCGAAATGGACAGAAGCAATTTTTAGTAGACACGAACATCGGTAAAGCTGATTGGGACGAATGGTACCAGTACATCGAAGATTTGAACGACGACCTGCCCGATCCGGAAGGATTGGCCGATAGCTGGGATAATTTACCAGAGTTAGCGCCTGAGTTGATTAAAGGCGTTCTGCGTCAAGGTCATAAGATGTTGATTGCTGGGCCTTCAAAAGCTGGTAAGTCATTCGCATTGATTGAAATGTCAATCGCAATTGCCGAGGGTAAGAAATGGCTTGGCTGGGATTGTACGCAGGGACGTGTCCTCTATGTCAACCTAGAGCTAGACCGACCGTCTGCTTTGCATCGTTTCCGCGATGTCTACCAAGCTATGGGATTGCCACCGCAGAATATCCAGAACATTGATATCTGGAATTTGCGTGGGAAGACCGTACCGATGGACAAGCTAGCGCCTAAGCTCATCCGTCGAGCTTTAAAAAAGAATTATATCGCAGTCATCATCGACCCAATCTATAAGGTATTGACTGGTGACGAGAATAGCGCGGACCAGATGGCTCACTTTACCAATCAATTCGACAAAGTAGCCACAGAGCTAGGCTCTAGTGTTATCTACTGTCATCACCATTCGAAAGGTTCGCAAGGTGGCAAGAAGTCCATGGACCGTGCCAGTGGTTCGGGTGTATTCGCTCGAGACCCTGACGCGCTTATCGACTTAGTCGAGCTGGAAGTATCCGAAGAATTACTAACTCAAAGGTTGAATCAGGCAGCATGCGAAGTATACAAACTGGCTCTACAAGAACAGAACAATGCTTATTACCAGCAACATGTCGGACTAGATGACCTCTTGAGCCCCGCGCAGATGCGGACGTACTTCGAAAAGGGTATTCCTGATGTCATGACTCGAGCGCCATACACAGACAAACTCGAGGAAGTCCGTAACAAGATCCAGATAGCGACTGCATGGCGCGTCGAGGGCACGCTCCGAGAGTTTGCCAAATTTAAGCCAGTGAACATGTGGTTCAGTTATCCAGTGCATACGATTGATGAAACGGGTGTGCTTGCTGATATACAATTAGAAGATGTGAATGGAAAAAACTCTCCATGGAAGAAAAATTTTGAGAAGAAAGAAACTAAAGAGGACAAAGCCAAGAAAGTTGAGACTGCAATCGGAATTTTGGACGATGGTATTGAACCAGTAACTCTTGAAGATTTAGTAGATTATTTCTCTACTGAGGAGAAATTGGTAAGCGAAAAAACGGTCCGTAGGTGGATAAAAAACAATGGAAAATTTGAAATTGTAAACAAGGAAATAGTACCTAAAAACTCAAATATAAATGAATAGGGACAGGGACACATCGAAGGACATATCGATGGACACATCGAAGGACATTATTCGATATGTCCCTAGAGACAAAGGGACATTATTCGATATGTCCTTGTGTCCCTGAGATGTAAAAACAGAGGGACATTTCGATAAAATATTCGATATGTCCTAGGGACAAAACCAGGGACAGATTATCTAACTACTAGGTAGTGTAGATAATTGGGAAATGTCCCTGAGAGTTCAGAAGAACAGGTACAGGAACAAGGGGGCTATGCATCCGCCCCTTGTAACCCTGTAACCCTGTCCTTCACTCTGAACTTAGGCGCTCATAGAAAGAAAGGAAAAAATAAAAATGGGACGTACTCCTGGAAGTAAAAACAAAAAACAAAAACGACGTTCTGAGAAGTTATTGGTTGCAAAAATTATGCCACCGCTGTATCACACGTTACCTGGAGAAGAGTTCGATAGTAACAGAAGCCAAGTGTATGCTTGGATTAAAAATCAACCTGACTTAATGAACTGGCTTTGGAGACAGTTGGGATCTGCTGGTTACATTGTGTATGATTCTGACACTGGTCAATGGGTGGGGGTTGATTACTATGATTGAATTCTTTTTACCGATGGAAAAAATTCCAACGACTACCCACCAGCAAAAAAAGGTAAACGTGCAATTTGGGAAGCCAATCTTTTATGAGCCGACAGAATTAAAAAATGCCAGGATGAAATTTGAAAGCTTGCTTGCTCAGCATGTGCCGTCTGATAAATTCAAAGGAGCGGTTCGGCTGACAGTCAAATGGTGTTTCCCTATGATAAAGGGAGTGAAAGACGGCCAGTATAAGACAACAGCACCAGACACGGACAATATTCAAAAACTATTTAAGGATTGTATGACCGAGGTTGGTTTTTGGAAAAATGACGCTCACGTCGCAAGCGAGATTGTCGAAAAATTTTGGTCAGAGGTCGTGGGGATCTACGTCAAGGTTGAGGAGTGGAATGATGAACTATATACATTTCTTTAGTGTTGAGATTCCAGACTGGATGGCGCGCAGCAATCAGAAGAGCCAAGAGGTCGGATTCGGTTCAGATGCTTATTGGCTATGGGCGGTCGAATCGATGGGACAAATTTGCAAACAATACAATGACGATGAACTGGTGACGGAGCAGTTCGGTCTGCTCTTCAACTGGCTAGAGAAACAATCAGGAGGTTAAAAAATGAAAGAAAAATCTTATGAACAAGTGCTGGATGAAATGATTGAAGAAGACAAGGTCAACAATCCAAGTCATTACAAAGGCGCATTTGGCCTTGAAGCGATTGAGGTCGTCCGTAATTTTGCAGGCAATTTAACAGCCGTGCAAGGATTTTATTGGGGCAATGCGATTAAATATCTGTTGCGATTCCAAGGGAAGAACGGACTGGAAGATTTAAAAAAAGCCAGAAAGAATCTAGATTGGTTGATTGAGGAGATGGAAAATGAGTAAAATAGTTAACGCTGAAATTGAAGAAACTTTTTTAGGCAGAGAAGAACACGGAATCCTGACTTGTTTTTTGTATTTTAAAGGCAATGGTTTTGGAGTTGGCATTGGCGGGCGTGCACTTGACGAATATGACAAAAACAAAAAAAGAAGAATCGCTACGCAAGAAGGTTTTGAGCTTATTGAGCGCATTTTGGATGTTGTTGACGTCAAAAAATGGGAAGACTTAGTTGGGAAATATATAAGAATAGAATTATCAGAAATCGGAATTGGCTACAAAGCGACAAGAATTGGCAATCTCATAAAGGACGATTGGCTTGACTTTGAAAAGTTTTTTGATGAGCGAGGAGATGGAGGAAGAAAATGAATAAACAGGAATTGATTGAGTATTGCGAGTCTTTGAAAGGCAATTTAAACAAGTTTATAAATGGAATTGAAGTGGACAAGATTATCAAAAAGATTGAACAACTAGACGAACCGCAGAAGCCAGTCGTACCGCGGTTTGTGCATAAATATATTCGGGAGGCAAGAGAATGCAATTGGGACTTTCAAGATTTATTTAAATATATAGATGATGAAGATAATGAGGAGTTTCAAAAATGGTTTTATCACGAATGTAATCAAGAAACACTTGCTATTGCTTGGATTAATGGCTACGAGGTTGAGAAAGAGAAGCGGTATCGGGTTAAATTAAAAAGTAATTCCGAAAGAATCGACTATTTGGTGGATACACAGGGGGACGGATTTCATTTTTATAGTAACATTTACACACTAAGAAGAGAACACACCCATAAAGAACTAGAAGATGCTGGGTTCGGATGGGTGTTTGATTGTGAAGGTATTGAGATTGAGGAGGTGCAAGAATGAAAATACTAAATACTGAAATCGCACATATCAACGAGTCTAAACTTGGTTTTGAGCATTGGGTAGATGTGACTTATCAGGCCCCTATTTTAACCAATACATACACTGTTAGAGTCATGTTGTTACTTGCCTTTAAAACCGAAGATCCTGAAGTAATAGACTACATAGTCAGAGAGTGGAAACGACGGGATATTATCCATCACTCGTTCTTGATGTATGAGCAGGAAAAGAGGGGCAAAAAAGGGGCATAAGTTTAAAACTTTTGTATTTTTATAGTAGAAACAGAAACAGGTTTACTGCTTATATATGCTTATTTTGCAATGTTTTCTTCTATTTAACATCTATAAACTAGTCGTGCCAATGATGGGCGGCATGATGTAGAATAAAATATAAACCCTTGATACATCAAGGGTTTTACGTATTTTTTCTTGTGGTGTAAAGCCAAAAGGGGCAAGGAAGGGGCAAAGAGTTATAAATTATTTAAAGCGGATAAGATATCGTCTTTGCTCTTTTTGGTAACATGGTTGTAAATAGAGATTGTAGTCTTCGCGTCTCCGTGGCCTACCCGTTCCATGATAGCCTTTAATGGGATATTCCTTTCGGACAGAAGAGATACATGGCTGTGCCTGAAGATATGGCTTGTCAATCTTTTTTGGATACCAAGTTCAACTTCTGCTTCGTGTAGCGTCGCATTGATTGATTGGATTCCAAGAGGAGTCTTTTTCTTTTTATTAAAAATAAAAATATAATCGTCTTCTCCATAACCTGGAATTAAAACTTGATTCTCCATAATAACTTCATCTAAAATCTCTATGGCTCTCTCTGGTAAAGAAACGGTTCTGTTCGAGTAGAAATTCTTCGGAGTCGTGATTTTTGCATCTTCTAGTCTCACGGCAGTATAATCCAAAGTCCCGTTTACTCGTATTGATCCGTTAAAATAATCTTTTTTTAACAAAGCTTGTAACTCTCCATATCTCAAACCAGTCAGGCTGAGGAATTCGCAAATTCTGGCGTGCATAACCTTCCGAGGCTTTGAATACAGGTGTTTTATGAGTAAATCTATCTCTTCTTTTTCTAAATATTTGTCTTCGATTAGACGCTTTTTCTTTTCTTCTTCTACCTTTTTTGGCTCTAATCGAACGCTTGCGACAGGGTTATTGCTTATTATTTTTAGCTCCACTGCGTGATTAAGCAGCATAGATAACACTGTTCTTGTTTGCTTGGTATAATTTAGGGAATAATCTCCGAATGTGTACATTTCATCTACGATTTGTCGGACAAGAGCTTCATCAATGTTCCTTACTAATATGTCCGAAGATATGATTTTGTAGATATGATGCATCATAGGAAGAATTTTTATCCAGCTTGATCGCTTATTTTTCTTCTTGTATCTCTCAAACCATTGAATATACAATTCACCAAACGTTATATCGCTCTGTAATACATTGATTTCTTTCTTCCCTATCTTCTCATCAAGCAATTTTTGAGCCTCTTTCTTAGCCCTGCTTGATCCCGAATCAAGAGTGACAGATACCCTCTTCCATTTCTCGGTATATGGGTCTTTGAATCTCTCGAAATATTTATATTTCCCGTTCGGTAATTGTTCTACCCACATTGTATTTGCACCTCTTTTTTGATATAATGGGTATAGTAAAAAGGGCTTTTTAATGCCGTTTACTATACATGGATTTCCTCACACTCAAAGTTTGGCGATGGAGAGTGTGGGGATTTTTTGTTTTATTCAAAAAATCTTTCGACGTTGTTTGCTTGTGCTTGAGTTAACTTTGTTGAAACGGTTTTTATCTCACCAGTCACGATATTTCTAAGCGATATAGAAGCTAACCCAGGCTTTTCTTCTTGTGTAGTAACTGATGTAGAGTTGATGGTGCCTTTTCTCTTTCCGGAAGCACCAACCATTCCGCCGACAACTGTTCCGAGTCCGGGCGCTAAAACAGTACCTAAAGCAGCACCAGCAATCGTACTAGTTTTCTTTCCTTTTTGCTTAGTTTTTCCTGTAGTCGTCGTACGCTCAATAATTGTAGAACCAGAAAAACTAAAATTTTCAAAATCATAAAGTACCGGTTCTTCTGAGTACATGCCGATATAGTATTGACCATCAACTGTTTTTCTAACAGTAGTAGAACTAGTAAATTGATTAGGAGCTGGTAGTGTTATTTTTGTTTCTAGCGACGCTTTTTTTCTTATTTCATTAGCTTTGCTTATACCTTCTGCGGTCTTATTGACTGCAGTTTTTGCTAAGTCTTTTAATTTGTTGAAATCCATATTATCACCCAACTAGCCTATAAAATTCGTCAATGACCATTAGTTCGTCTGTTGTCGTTTTTAATTTATGCCGTTCCATAAAACTTAAATAATTAAAATCTTCTTTTTCTATTCCTTTTAATTCTTCTTCCAGCAGAGCATGTATCATGCTTCTATTGGCTTCGTTCTCGCACTTTATCGGGTTGATGGTATATTCCGTACTAGAATGGCTCAAGTGACCCAGCTCGTGCAGTATAACCCGATTCTGAGCCTCTCCTGATAAAGCCTTATTTACAAATACTATTTTTATCTCATCGATATAAACACCGTGCCTATGCCATAATTCTTTATCAAAATAAGCAACTTGGACACCGTGCTTGTCGCAAATTTCTTCTATAGTCATAATCTTCCCTTAAGATATATTTCAATAATATTTTGGATTGCTTGGATATCGTCCTCATTCAACGGCTTCCCATCAAATGTTTTTGCGTTTTCCGCCATTTTACGTAAATCTGTTTCGGTGTATGGCTCGTCGCTCATACCCAAAATCTCATTGGTTGACACACCTAAAATTTTAGCCAACTCCATTAATTTCTTACCAGTTGGCAAGTTCGTCCCGCTTTCCCATTTGGAAATAGTGCTTTGAGATTTATATCCAAGCATTTCTGCTAATGACATTTGATCTATGTTTTTCAGTTCACGAAGATTCCTGATTCTTTCCCCAATTTCTGGGTGTGTTTCCTTTTTAACCATGATTATTTTGCTCCTCATTTTTACAATTACATTATATAGTATAAATGATTTAAAATCAAGAGAAATAAAAATAGTTTCAAAAAAATATGAAAAAAAATCAAAAAGACTATTGACTATGATTTTAAATCATGATATACTTAATTCATAAATCACAAAAATGATTTAAAATCATATAGAAAGGAGATGCCAAATGGGAGAGCCAAAAGTGACCATCGCAGAATTGCGAGCAAAACACAATAAGATGAGGCAGAGTGATTTAGCTAAAGCGGTTGGGGTAACTACTCAAACCATCGTAGCGTGGGAGAAAGATATCACAGCTATTAGAGGCGAACATCTTTTGAAACTTTGCAAAGTCTTAGACACAACAGCTAGCGACCTATTAGGTGCTTAATTTTTTAACATTTATATGATTTAAAATCATATAGAAAGGAGAAACGCGAGTGAAAGTTGAAGGGATCACTACTATAGATTCTGAAATCAATTTCGGTGAATGTCATATCCATGATGTACCTGAAGAAATAAAAAAGCTCTTTCCAGATCAGAACCTAGTAAAGGTTACTGAAAAAGGAAAAAGCTACATCCTGAACACAGACTATATCGTATTACTTTTTACGGGTCTGTGAAAGTGCCGATCCAGCGATAGACTTCGTTCGAGCAGAAGAACGCCCGTCACGAAGAGCTTTGCTTGCTTTGGTGGCGACTTTAGCAGATGTCTGCTTGGTATTTTTTGCCATAAGCAATCCTCCTTTCTTAATTATTTGACTTGTTATTTTCATAAGGAGTTAGAAAGGTCTTATCAAAACGTTTTAGTCAATATATATTATATGATTGTAAACGTATGCTGTCAATATATTGTGTAAAAAATGTATATCTATTTTCTGCAACGCAATATATAGTAAATATTTATAAAAGGAGGCTACAAATGCTTTGGGAAACAATATCTAAAAAGTTATCAGAAAAAAACTGGACAATTTATAAACTTTGTCTAGAAGCTGGGATAGGGACTGCTGGAATTTATCGTCTAAGAGACGGTGTGATCAAAGACTTACAATTTGAAACGGTAAGAAAAATCGCAGACGCATTAGATATGAGTCTGGAAGAATTTAGATAGAAAGGAAAGTTTATAGTGGTACATATCGAAATTGAAAATTTATCAGATTTCATAGAATCTGCCGAAGAGGTTGTTAAAAAAGCCGAAGAACTAGAAGCAGCTGTTCAACGGCTAAATGAAATGGAACTTGAGCTAAAAACCAAGACGACTAATAAGTAAAGCTTCTTGAGCTTCAAAAGAAATCAAAAAGCACCTAACAGAAGTCAGGCGCTTACCAAAAATAACTAATTGAATTATATCACAGAAAGAGAGGTAAATCCATGCCTAAAGCTGAATTAGTTTACAGACCAGCTAATCAATCCGAAAAAGCGGTAGCTGGCGACTATGAGCACCTTTGTCAAATGTGGCAGGGCTTGACTCCCGGCACGGCTAAAGTTTGGGCAAGAGAAATGAGAGAACACCCGGATTTTAGTAAATACATAGATAACCCAACACACAAGATTATATTTATCAATTACGAAGGATTTCGCTTGTTTGTTAAGTGGAAAAGCAGGAATCGCTATCGTGCAAAAAAAGAAACGCTCGGTGAGATGCTGGAAAACATCAAATTTGAAGAACGGGCGATGATTAAGAAAGGATAAAAAATGATTTATTTACTAATTACAATGACTATTTTAAACTTCGCGACTCTATGTGTTGCTTGGTATTACAAAATAAGGTTTGAAAAACGAGGAACGGATCAGGAGATTTTTCAGCGAGAAGCGCAAAGAAGGAGCGCACTGTCTCGTGCAAACGGGTCTGCGTTTACTTGGGATAAAGAACCAATGATTAGAAAGGTGGTAGAAATGAATGGTAACCATTAACAAACTAGAAATCGAAAATGTCAAGCGCGTTAAAGCAGTCAAGTTAGAACCGTCAGCAACTGGTTTGACAATTGTTGGTGGAAATAACAATCAAGGAAAAACAAGTGTGCTGGACGCTATTGCTTGGGCGCTAGGAGGTAACAAATACAAACCTAGCCAGGCACAGCGTGAAGGCAGCACGATACCGCCTAGCCTTAAAATTACGCTATCAAACGGCTTGATTGTGGAGCGTAGTGGCAAGAACAGTACACTCAAGGTTATTGACCCAAGTGGGAATAAAGCTGGCCAAAACTTACTGGATAGCTTCGTGGAAGAATTGGCTATCAACTTGCCGAAATTTATGGAGCAGACCAGCAAAGAAAAGGCTAAAACTTTACTACAAATCATCGGAGTCGGTCCGCAGTTAGCTGAACTGGAAATGCAGGAAAAGGCCAAATATGACGAGCGCCACGCAATTGGTGTGATTGCTGACCAAAAGGAGAAGTTTGCGAAAGAACAACCGTACTATCCAGATGCGCCGAAAGAGCTGGTCTCTATCGCTGAACTTATCCAACAGCAACAAGCTATCCTTGCAAAAAATGGCGAGAACGCTCGCAAGCGTCAGAATTTAATTGCTATCCAAAATCAACACGATTCAGCAGCTGCAGAAGTCGAACGATTAGAGCAATTGCTGGCCGACGCTAAAGCGAAAGAAAGTCAATTGGCTCAAGACTTAGCTGTCGCGAATACCGACGCTATGGATCTTCTCGATGAATCGACTGAAGAAATCGAAAAGAACATCGCAGAGATCGACGAAATCAATCGTAAAGTGCGAGCTAATTTGGACAAAGATAAGGCGGAAGAAGATGCTAAGGGTTATCGCGAGCAGTACAAGGAACTTGATAATGTAATTGCTGAAATCCGCAAGCAGAAGACAGACCTACTCACAAATGCAGATTTGCCATTGCCAGGCTTGTCTGTTGATGATGGAGAGTTGCTCTATCTTGGTCAACGCTGGGACAATATGTCAGGTAGCCAACAGTTACAAGTGGCTACAGCTATTGTCCGCAAACTTAAGCCGGAATGCGGG